ATCGTTTATCTCTTCAAAATCCATCATTTCGACTTCTGTTACTTCGCTCATCTGAACTTCCTCTCGTATAGCCTAGCCTTGGCTGAAAATATGCGTTTTAAGCGCCTTAAGTATTCTATAGTGAACTTTCTAGGGGTGTTGTCGCATTCGAGCTGATTGAGCCTGTCTTCGCCGATATGGGTAATTAATCGCTTGCGGTACTCAACAATGTTGCCTGATAGGTAACGGTTACACTTTTTACACTGACCGAAACAATTAGTTGTGTTAAATCGCAAATGACTTGCGCTACCACGGCTGCGGTAATGCCCTGCGTCGAATGTACCGCCACGGACCATATCGCCAGGTAAACATCCACAGCTTATGCACTGCTTGTTCTTATCTCTGACCCGGATGTATGAGTTGAATGCGACCTGAGCCTCTTTGATGTAATCTGAGGCGGTCTTGAGGGAGTCTAGCTTAGCCTTTGTGTCTCGCTTAATAACCTTCCTGGCGATCTCTTTGGCAGGCTTAGACTTGGTGAATTCTATTAGGTGCTCGAAGCTACAGAATGACTTTATGCCACCCATGACAGCTTCGTCCACCGGAACCTTCTTTCTGCAATGAGCACAGCGCCGGGTGCTACCTTTCATTGATAAACTCGGCGACCAGTGTTTTGAGGTCCTCTAGATCAGCCAGTAGCCGGTCCAGATCTCTGAGCTTATCCATAAACTCATCAACCTCGGCCTCGTCCATCTCTATGTTAATCTTCACGCTTATACCTCGAGCGGTTTTCAATGTGAGCTGCCTCAACGTCATCCTTACTTTGGCCGTAGTAAACGACTGCCAGATGCTCGTTGATTAGGGCCTTATTAACTGACCCTGCGTGATCACTTATGATTCCTAGGTATCGTCCGAACTTTCCTTTGCCTTGGGTGCTGAGAGTGTAAGTCCCGCCAAGCTGTAAGAATCTAGAGACAAATTTCTTTGCTGCGAGGCCCGCCGCTTTCTCTTCCTTGTCTCTGCTACGGCACTCGGGGCAATCAACGCCAAAAAGACGGATACGCTCATTATGAATCCAATGATTAAAACCAAGATCAATATCAACATCGATAGTATCTCCATCAACGACACGGACAATTTTGCATTCATATTCATACATGATCCCAATACCTCTCGAACTTAAGTGCGTTTATTGTTCTCCAGGCTCGCCTTTGGGTTACTGGGTCCATTGACTCCAGACGGCTTTCTAGCAGCTTAATGCTAAATACTTTACGGTTGACTGAGTAAAGCTTAGCCAATCTTTTGACGTCTTCAGGATACTTATACACAGTTTGTAAGTCTTTCATCTTAATCCTGCCTCAGCTCTCGCTCTAGCGTTCTTTGACCGCCATGCTTCAAATCTCATCTTCATTACCGTAAATTGGTGACGGAATTTGACAGCGTTTTCAATTGCTACCTTTAAACCTTTAAGCAGCTTAATGTACTCAGGATGAGCGTAGGCGTACCGCTCCTGCTTTGCTATAGGCATCTTAGCATCACTTGTTTCAGCCTCAATCATTAGCAGGCTCTTAAGCGTCTTGCGATATTCCATGAGGTGACACTTGTCAGCCTCGGCCTCTGCGTGAGCTATTGAGACCGCTTTTAGATCCTCGAAAAATTTTTCGTTCATATGCTATCTCCACATGTTTTTTAGTAAGCTCTCGGCACTCCTCTGGCACCTTAGCTAAAGCCTCTAGCCGCTCTTCTCTAGTCGTCAAAGTCATAATGTGAGCAGCGTATTGTCTCGGCCTCATAGTTAAATATCTCCGCTATTAATTCGTTGCCCTTAAGCTCTTCGGTAGGTATCACTACATAGCCCCGGTTGGTGATTACGAGCGCGTGGTCTGCCTCTGCTCTCTGAGTCAGCCACGCAGCATCCGTAATAGCCTTCTGAGGATCTTGGAAAATCCTCTGGTGCTTCATACCTTACACATCCTTACAAACGTGTTCAGATTAACCCCCAGAGCCTCGCTCACCTCAGCGCAAACATTCAGCCTAACATCGGCCTGATTGCGTAAGTAATGGACGCGCTGCCTGTGGACCCCTAGCCTCGTCGCTAACTCAGCCGACGAGACCTTCTTCTTTTCTTGTAGCTCGATTAGAGCATTGCCAAAGTGAATAGCCACAGAGCCTCCTACCACGGAACGTCAGACGAAAACGGGTCATCTACAGGATCAGCAGACGCTACAGGTGCAGGCGAAGGTGCAGAGTCTTGCTTAGGCTGCTTGCGCTTTACCTTGTGACGAAAATAGCCTTTCTTGCCATTTTGAGGCGGGTACCACTTTGAGTTTAGGAACAATGGGATGCCTTCAAAGTCTAGGCTACCAGTAAAATCATCCATCCAATCTTCTACTTTCTTATCGTTCTTAAAGCTTGCGCCGGTGTTAGTGTTGTCGTAATCCATTTGATTTCTTCCAGTTTGAGTTAATAAAATTATTCAGTGCGACACAGTCGTCGCATATCAAGTAATCGTTACGAATCTTGATTCTTTCCATACAGCATTCGCATAATTTATAGCGCTTTCCTTCCTCAGCCTTCCTTAGCCTCTGGCTCATCTTCACCCCCATTAGCTAATCGGAATTCGGTAGAATGAATAATCTCCCGCTCCTTGGTAGTAAACGGACCGCCCTTGCTAGGCGCTTTCCAGAGTAAAGTCTTAACGTCGTTGTCTAAAGAAAACCATTCCTCGGACGCAGAGCTTAGATCACCTAATGATATGCCCGCTTTAATAGCCATGATTGACTCGCCATAAGCTAGCATCGTAGCCGTATTCTCAATAAGTAATTCGTAAACTTCTTTCTGAGAGATCCCTGCCTTAGCTTCGTTCTGCTGCGCTATAGCGTTAGCCACCTCGTCCGCAGAGGCGTACTCCATAGAACCCGACATTCCGAACGCAGCGAGTGCGCGGCCCAAACTACTGGTCTCACAATTCTCAACGTGCGAAGTGTTGTTGATATTGGTAGACCCACGCACCTCGTGTGCAATACCAGTAGCTATAAGTTTTCCGTCTTCAATGATAGAGGCTTTAATTACTACATCATCACCATCCCATCTCAGGATTTCTGTCTCTGTAGTCATTTTTGGATTAGCCTCACGAAAAATCGCTACCCGCTCTGCAACGGTGTGATATTCCTTGCCGTGGATATTTACAGGCATGACGGCTCTCCATTAAGTTTCTCAATGCAAGCCTTAAGCTCGGCGCGGTAGAGAGAGTTCATTTCAGACTCGTACTGCAAATACTCAGCAGAGTTCTTAAGATACGGATTGGCATCAAAGCCCTCACCGTAGAGATAGTCACAAAAGGCCTGAGCCTTGGGGTAGTTTTTGTGATCCATGTCGTTCTCCTTTTGTTATTGGAGAGGACAGTATATAGATCAGTTTACATCATCGCAACAGTTTTATTTACCGTTGCGAATCATTTCTGTTAACTCAATAGCCCTAGATCTGACCTGCTTTGCCCACCTCGAGTCCATAAACTCGTCGGCTGATAGGCTGTAGTCTGCCACCTCCATAGCGGCCAGTGCCTTCTTAAACAGTCTCAAACGTGTAGCCCCAAGATTAAAGCTAATATCTATCAGTGCATTCTTTCGCACATCGTCTAGGCTATTGAACCAGGGGTACTCTTCGCTTAGCTCTTTTATGACCCGGAGGATGTCACCCTCGAGCAGCATGTCTACCTCTTCGTCGCTGAGGCCTATGCCGCCGTTGGGGTCTATGTTTCGTCCGATTCCGATAGTCCAGTGACCCGCCGGGCACATGTAGGCAACATGACGACCATTTTTTTTGACTTCGCCCTCGTGGCGCTTGAGCATGTCTATTAGCAGGCTATTCTTCGTCATCATAGGAATAGTTCATCTCTTGGCAAAGCATTTGAGAAGCAGAGGCTAAGACACCGACTACGGCGAAGAGAGACATTCCATCCTCTAGGAGTTCTGCAATTAGCTCATGCAGCCCTGTGTACATCCTTTCGGCTAAAACGTCCTGCTTGTCGGTGGTGTTTAACTGTACGACATTATCGCTCATTTGGTCACCATGCACGGATCAGGGAGAATGATGCCAGTAGACAGCAGCAGGGCCGTTCTGGCGGCTTTTCTGAAGTATGCCACAGGTTTGCCGCAGTACATCTTAAAATCGCTCACAGCGCCCCTGGTGATGTCTCCTGGGTCGTATCCGTCCTTGAGGTTCTCTGTGATGGCGCAGCTAGCTGTTGCAGAAAACAGTAGTGAGATTGCAATAGCCCGCCATGTCGTGGTCGCTGATCGCATCACCTATACCTCTGTCTCTTCGGACAAACTTCTCTGGAGGGTTTATCCAGGTCTTACCCCAGTTATCGAAGTAGACCATAGTTTGGCCTGCGTCTGGGCAGAACCCGATAGAGGGGATTCGAGCCACCATGTCAGAGCCGTGAACAAATGAGACCTGAGACTTAAGGTCTCTCATCTTAGCCTTTGAGGGCCGCAGGAAGACGTTTGGCTTACCGAAGGTGATCAGCCTGACGTTAGGGAAGAATCGGCAGCAGTGAGCTGATAGCTCTGCTAGGGCACCGCCTAGAGAGTGGCCTACAAATATAATCTCTTTCTTAGGGTCTAGCTTAGATGAGATCTCTTTCCAGACCGACCTATGGGCCATCATGAACCCGCCATGCACCCACCGGCCATTGTAGCGCCAAGGGAATGCCGTCAGGTTAAAGATCCAATCTCTAGCCTGCTGTGTTCCCCGGAAGACTACATATTGGTGTCTGGCATGCTCAATGATATATGCCGTGGTCGAGGTCCCAGAACTCTCTATCTTGATAGCTCCGTCCATATCCTTGTCGTAGGCTTTGAGAGCGTACTTAGCTGCCTTCTTGATCAGTCTCTTGTTCACAGGTGATCTCTATTCGGTTAGGAGCCACAGAGGTCGCTACGGCCTCACGGTTAGCTAGGCGCTGCGTTTCTGGCAGGTCGCAATACTTCTGAACCGCATTAGATACAACATCCAATGACGAGCAGTTGACTAAGAATAGAACAGGTACGAGCAGTAGATATTTCATAATCACCCCATTGTGTTGAACCATGTCGTGATGCCGGCCACCACCACAACCCAGAACAGACGCTCAGCGAACCGGCCGCTGACTGCATTTAGTGCCATAGCGTCTATCTTTGACTCTATAGCAGTTATCTTGTCATCAATAGCTGACTGACGCTTAAACACTGTAGAAATTTGCTCCTCAGCCCTAGCTAGGGAAATCATAGTCTCGCTAAGCCTGTCTATTTTAAGCTCTACTCGCGTCAGTCGGTCTTCCATCACATCACCACGTTTGCTTGATCGTACTCTCGAGGGATCTCGTAGGTGCAAGTCATCAGCTTGCCTCCCTCTGCCTTGTAAACAATTAGGTCCATCGTGTGCCCTGAATTAAACGACATACTAGAATGCCAGTGGTCTGGTGGAGCCAAGCATCCGTGCTTAGACACGGTAATTCCCTCGAATTCCTGCACCGAGGCATGATGGAAATGGCCCACCAAAAACTGTCTGTGAGTCGTCTCGCCCCAATCCTTTGGCATATCCCTTGGCATGATCTGGGCAAGTTTAGCGGCCTTTATCTTGTCGCCGTGATGTATGCCCAGTAGCCACTTGTTCCATCTCACATAATGCACATATTGAGATGATTTTAGCACATTTACTCTGGGTTCCTTTGCGAAGTAGGTTTCCAGAATAACCTGAACCACCAGGCTGGTATGATCGTCATGATTGCCTCTAGCGACTACCAGAGTCACGTTGTCGCACTTAGTGAGCATCTGCTCAACGCCGTTCATTAGAACCTGTGCGCATGCCCTTAGCTGATCCTCGTAAGAGCACGACATGTCTACTAGGGTGCCCTTCGTGGTAGTAGATGGGTTCGCCCGGTCTGAGTGTGCCAGATCTCCCAGACTCACTAGGAGTCCGTTTTTCGCTTCCGGAATCTGCTGAACAAGCGCCCAGATAGCCTCGTCGATCTCTTGGGTGGCCTTACCGACATTGAAGTCTCTGTCACCTGTCTCCTTCTTGAACGCGAGCGCACCAACGTGTGCATCCCCGATTATCACCGACGGCAAGAGGTCATCTTTTCGGACCTTCTTGCCCTTGGCCTTGCGCTTGACCGGGATAACTCCCTTGCAGAGCTGCTCAACAAAAGCATTAAAGGCTTCTGCCTTCTCAGCCTCTGCGGCAGTCCTCTTCGTTTTTAGCCAAATTTTCTCGTTGTCGTCCGTGGTGCTGTAGATGGATCTGCCCACCACTATCTCACCTTCAGGGACCAGCCGCCTAGCATCGAAATTATCTGAATAACCACGCTGAGCCGCAAAGTTTTTAACCGCCCCAATGTGGTCGCGTACTGTAGACGGAGAAACGCCCAATACACCCGCCGCTTTAGCAACTACTTCACCGCAGTCTTCCCAAGCCTTTACA